ATATTTATACCGATTATCACTTTGTTCTTTCTGAGTAGCCCACCTACAATTTTCTTTATAATAGCCATACCTTCCATCAATTCTATCTAGCGTTCTGTCTGTCGGCCTTTCGCCCATATCATCGAGGAAATTAACAAAACTATTCCATTTTTCGCAGAAAGTGATTCCTTTTCCACCATATCTAGGGAAAGCGTCGTGATTGGGATTAGAACATCGTTGTTTCATACCACACCAACTTATATAGGTTGGAGAAAGATATAATCCATTATTCCCAGTATGACCGTGTTGTATTTTTCCCATAAGAATAATAAATAATTATACTATCATTATAATTGTTTTTAAAAATAAGTCAAGTAAATAGAATCTTCTATTTGACTGATTGTAATATTAGTGATATAATTGCAGAAGAAACAACTTAATTTTTGCCTGACCAGCCAACTGGAAGGCACCTCATATTTTTGAAGGTGTCTTTTATTTTTACGGGAAATTATCCTTTAATTGGCTCGTCCAATTAGGAGACGGGGCAGCTCCCCGCGAGAATAAAAGAATACAAACAATGGAAGATAAACCGCAAGTAGGAAACGGAAGAGATGAAAAAGGGAGACTGCTTCCTGGCTTTACTGCGAACAAAGAAGGCAGACCGAAGAAAAAAAGGTTTGAGGACTATTATTCCGAAGAAGAAAAGGAATCCTTGATTAACAAGATTAAAACAAGCGAAAACGAAGGCAACTGGATGAAAGAGGCAGAAATGATATTTGGCAAAGCAAAGCAGCCATTTGTCGGTGGTGATGAAGATGATGAACCAATTAAGATTACAGGAATAAATTATATTTTACCCGATGGAAATAACTCTAAAACCAGACCCGAAGCAGCACCTAGCATACCAATCCCTGAACAATCCAAAGATTGATACTGTATTCCTAGGCGGCGGAGCTGGAGGGGGGAAAAGCTGGTGGATATGTGAATCAAGGTTGGTAAACGCTATAAGATTCCCCGGATATAAAAGTTTCATCGGACGAGAAGAACTGAAACGACTGATGCAATCCACTTTCATAACTTTCACGAAAGTATGCCAGTGGCACAAAATACCGCAGGGGACTTGGAAGCTGAATGGTCAATACAATTACATAGAATTTTCTAACAGTAGCCGGATTGATTTATTGGATTTGAAGTTCCTTCCGACTGATCCGCTCTATGAGCGATTTGGAAGTTTGGAATATACGGACGGAGCGATAGAAGAAGCAGGAGAGGTTCATTTTCTAGCTTACGATGTTTTGAAGACCAGGATAGGCAGGCATAAAAATAAAGAATTGGGAATCCATCCAGTAATGGCCATAACAGGCAATCCCAAGAAGAATTGGACATATTCTATATTCTACAAGCCATACCGAGATGGTTTGCTCCCAGAAAATATCTCTTATGTGAAAGCTCTTTACAGTGATAATACCTACACGGCGGAAGATTACAAAAAACAGCTTCTTCAGATAAGCGACAAGGCTACAAAACAAAGACTGATGTATGGAAACTGGGAATACGATGATGATCCTACCGCGCTGATGAAGTATGAGAATATTGTTGATTTGTTCACAAACACAGTCGACGTGGACGAAGAGAAATACATTACGGCTGATATAGCCAGATTCGGAAGAGATAAAACAGTTGTAAAGGTTTGGAAAGGACTAGAGTGTTATTTAATAAAGACATTTTCAAAACAAGGAACGGATGTTTCAGCGGAAGAAATAAAGAAACTGGAAAGAGATGAAAAAGTCCCCAGAAGCCACATATTGATTGACGAAGACGGAATTGGGGGCGGAACGCTTGACTTGCTTCCGGGGGCAAAGGGATTTATTGCCAACAGCGTGCCTATTTCACATAAAGAGCAGAAAGAGAATTATCAGAATCTAAAGGCTCAATGTACCTACCTGATGGCTGATTATGTCAATGATCATAAGATTTCAATAAAGAATTGTGAGCAGATTACAAAGGACTTAATCATATCAGAATTAGAGCAAATAAAATCAAAAGATCCAGACAAAGATGGAAAAAGAAAAATAATAGGCAAGGAAGAAATCAAAGAAGTATTAGGACATTCTCCTGATTACGCGGACAATATAATGATGAGAATGTATTTCGAGCTTAAACAAATAGCAACTCAACCAAATGATCCCTACTTCGACGAATTTGGAACCCACTTCATCCAAGACTGATGATGTGATTTCCGAAGATAAAATCAGCAAAGACCTGTTTAAAGAAAAAGACTCTTATCAACAGGCAACCAACGAACAGCGTTCCATAGTGAATGACATCTATTCGGCGTATATGGGAAAAATGGAAAATGTCAAGAAACTTCCCTATAAAAGCCAAGAGTCAATTCCCAAGTTAAGAACCGAAATAGCCTATATCGTACCTTTTATCTTTTCAGGCAACCCTGAAATAGAAATCGAGGGAGAAGGAGAGGAAGACAAACCAATCGCCGGAGTATTGGAAAAGATAGCCAACTATCGGCTTCAAACTATCCCTCAGGCTTATGAAAAGATTGAGGCCTGGGTGAAGCAAAGCGTGACATTCGGAACATCTCTCCTGAAAGTCAACTGGAAGTTTGAAACAGAAACCCAAGACGACGGACAAGGGAATACCTATCAAACTCCAGTCAAAGACGAACCTGATCTTGAAGTACCGAACATCTTAGATTGTTTCTATAACCCAATCATCCCGGATGTGGAATGCCAAGGCTCAATCATCTTCCGGGCAGTCTTGCCGATTGACCAAGTAAAAGAAAACCCGGCATATGATTTTGAAAGCAAGGAGATGAACGAGGACGGAACTCCGAAACTGAACCGGGAAAGAGTGTCCTCATCAACACTATCCTCAAATCAATACGATTCCAACCAGCAGATTCAAGGAGATTCAATCAGTCTTCAGAAAGCCGGAGAGGGAACGATTGAGGTTTATGAAAGAATAACGAGGGACAGAATTCAAACAGTCTGCGAAGGAAAAGAAAAAATGGTTTTGAGGGACAAGCCTTGGAATTACGGATTCATCAACGCGGTCAAACTTGTCCACGAGCCAAACTGTATTCCTAACAGATTCGATGGACTGGGCGTGGGACAAAATACTCTAGGACTCGGGAAGATGTACTATCAGGCTTTCAACCAATCCCTAGAGGGCGTGAAGCTTTGCAACAACCCGATGTTCCTTTTCAAGAAAGGAGCGAACATAGATACAAGACAGTTAGTTTCAAAGCCCGGTGGTGGGATTTCAGTAGATGGAGATGGGCCGCTTAACAACAACATAATGCCCCTTCAGTTCCAAGACATCACAAACGGAGCGATTGAGCTGACGAATAAGATCGAAGACGAACATAAGAGGGCTTCTGGCGCGAATGATATGATGCAAGGCTCGGCTTCCAATAAGACTTTGGGTCAAGACCAACTGGCCTCAACATACTCATCCAATCGGTTTGAACTCATTCAACGCAGGTTCAAGCAAGCCCTCGCGGATGTGGCGAATATGATAATTATGATGGAACTTGAAAACCTCCAAAGTCCGGACGCTCAAATACTTCGTATCTTCCCGGCTGAAATGAGACCCCAGATATTCCAACTCCTCATCACCGAAGGAAAGGATGTGAAGTTCAACATCAGGGTCAAGGGAGACACCACAATCGCCAAGAACAAAGACATTCAAATAAAGCAACTGATTGACTGGTATAATCTTTTTGGAGCTATCCTTCCTCCTGAAAATCAAATGGAAGCGGCGCGGAAGATTCTGGAACTTCGAGGGATTGATGATGTGGACAAACTCGTCCCTGACCCCCAACAGTTCGCCCAACAGCAAATGATGCAGCAACAGCAACAACAAGCGATAGACGCCGGAGCAATGCCCCCAACCAACCAGATGAATATGCAACCTCAACAGCCACAAATATGAGCCTAAAAGACGAACTCAACGAATTCTATGAGTTCAAGATAATGGTTGAATCAAGACTCTTTCAGAAATATCTGATGGAGCCATTGAAAAAAGAAATTGAAAGCCTGAAGAACGCCTATGACTGCGGAACACTAGAGGAACTGATTCACCTAAAAGGATACAACAAGGGATTGAAGTTCGTGATAGAAATATTGAAGCAAACGGATAACGATACTAGAAACAAGAAGACCGAAATTGACAATACGGCTGAATGAAACTCTAACGTGCCGTGCAGTTAATTAAAGGTCGATGCACATTGAAAAAATCTAATGTAAAACAAATGGATACTATCGAAACTACAGAACCCGTAGGGAGCGACGGCGCTACGTCCTCTCCGGATACTTCTGCTACCGATACCCAGCCTGCTGAATCTACGGATTCCGTTAGCGACGGTGAAGTAGTGGATGCAGAACCTGAAGTCTTATTAGCCGGGAAATATAAAACTCCTGAAGACCTGGAAAAAGCATACTCGGAGCTTCAAAGTAAATTCGGTGAAGTCGGCCAAAAAGCTGAAGTCGCCAATCTACTTGAAAAGCAAACAGGTATGAACGCCCAGCAAATCAAGGACTATATATCTCGACAGCAACAAGTGCAACAGCAGCAGGAAATCCAAAGCAATCCGTTAGGATATGTTGCAGCTGAAGTGCAAAAGCTGAAGAACCAAATCTCTCTCCAGGCCGAAGAAAAGGAGCTAGACAAATTTCTTTCTTCTGAAGAAGGAAAACCCTATGCTCAAAATCGGGAAAAATTGATGGAATTGGGTTTATATCTTAGGAAAGATAAGCCATTTCCAGAAATTGCTAAAGAGTTTTTTGGTGAATCCCGCGCTCAAGGACAACAGGATGCTTACAAGAAGATTGAAAGAAAAGAAGGAACACAGGCGACTGGAGCAAGTCAAGCCGCTCCAAAAGGCAAACTTACTCTTGATGATATGAAAAACATGACCTCGAAAGAACTTGAAGATGTTCTTCCCTGGGCTGACATATCAAATCGCCCGTATTAAGAAATGGCAGGATTTACAGGATATGGTGCAGTCGCAACGACTACTTCGTTGACGGCTCCCATGCAGACATACTACGACAAGCTGTTCCTGGAGAGACTGGAGAACACAAGGAAATATGATTTCCTCGCGATTCAAAAGACTATTCCTAAGAACAGTGGACAAGTAGTATATTTCACTCGTTTTGCGCAGATGACTGCCAACGCGACAGCTTTGAATCAATCAGCAGTTCCATCAGGAATTACAACGACTGCCCGCAATATTGCGGCAACAGCCAATCCTTATGGCGCTTACGAAGCAATCAGCACTCTTTACGAACTGACTACTTTGGATGCTGGACTCAAAGAACACGTTGAAATGATGGCTCAAAACGCTGGTGAATCTATCGACTATGTATTGGGATATGAAATGAATCTGTCCGCTACCCCTCAATGCGGTGGTGCGACATTTGCAGCAGTCCCAACTGCTCTGGCTTCTACTGACACTCTGTCTGTATCAAGCATCAGAAAAGCTGTATCCACCCTCAAGAAGAATGGAGCTCCTAAATGGGAGAATGGCAATTATCGTGCTGTTCTCAACATTGATGGAGTTTATGGTCTTCAAGGAGATACGGCTGCTGGAAACTGGATCAACGTCAACATGTATAACAGCGATCAAAACGCCCAACTTTTGAAGAAAGGCGTTATTGGCTCGTTGTATGGTGTTGATATTGTTGAAACCAGCAATCAATTTTCGGCCTCTGGTGTTACTGATACTATGGGTGCCACGACTGGCCGCTCCAACTTCATTGGTGGAAAAGGTGCAGTGGCGGAAGTTAAAGTCGGTGGAAACGGAGATGCTCGTGTAATTGTTAAAGCCCCAATCGATCCGTTGGAAATGTTCACAACAGTTGGTTGGAAAGTTGACGCTTATGCCGCTAAGGTATTAAACGCTAACTGGATTATCAATATGCACGCTTATGGAACTGGTAGTGGTTTCGCTAACGCTGGCTAATCAATGTGATTGTTTGGAGGACAACCCTAATCAGTCCTCCAAATTAGGGAAATAATCAAAAACTCTATGGCAAGTAAAAGCAGGAAAGAGTCAAATATATGGCTCAAGAAAGTATGCAAAAATATTAAGGGTGATGTTCTCTCGATAGGTTCCTTACAAGACATAGACTGCGAAGGAGGTGTTTACCGGAGCTACTTTAAGAAAGCTAGTTCATATCTAACCTCTGATGTGGAAGGAAACGTGGATATGATTTTGGATGTCAGGGATATGGCAGTCGTTCCTGACAGAAGATTCAACTGTGTATTCTGTGCTGGAGTGTTGGAACACGTTGATGACTTTATGGCAGGGATCAGGGAAATCACTCGTGTTCTTGCGCCAGGTGGAATACTTCTGCTGGGAGTGCCATTTAGGCAGGCCATTCATTCCATCCCCCAGGACTTTTGGAGATTCACCCGATTCGGAATTGAATATATGCTCAAAGACTTCGTGATTATGGAGATCAAGGAACTAGATGATAGCATTGAGAACTTCCCCGCTACTTATTGGGTTAAGGCAATAAAAAAATGAATAAAAAACAAGTAAAAAAACCTAAAGAGGAAAAGAAGAAAAAAGAAGAACCAAAGGTTCTAAACCCTGATAGCAGAAGGCAGATGGTTTGGAAGCCCTTTGGAAGGTAAATATTAACTCTACGGACTCTGCATAAACTCTGCATTGTTCGTTGAAAATTTATGAAACCATTTGGAAACAGATGCATCGTGAAGATTGAGAAAGAATACATCAAAGAGAAGGGAAAACAAGTTCTTAATGAAAACGGAACTCCGCGCTATGAACTTGACCAGATAGGCAGGGTTATTGAATCCAACATCGAAGGTGTCAAGAAAGGGATGCGGATAGTTACAGACTTCAGGGGCGGAATGCCCTATCGGGCGGCTGAAGATAAAAAATCAGTTACGGTAATCTTTGATGAAGAAGATGTCCATGCAATCCTTTAGATTCAGAAAACTATGCGACAGATTTGGATACAAGATCAAGCCTTTGATATTCCAAGTAAACGGCAAGCTGACAAGACGACCCGACATTGTGGCGGTGGAGAGAAAAAACCAATGGGTGTTGACCGTCCCTAAAAAAATATACCGCTTCCCAGATTTCTATTATCGTGATTTGCTTGGCATTCAGCATCCAGATTACTTTAGTTGTGAGACTAACCTCTATTCAAAAAGATATGGAAAAACCTAGAGTATTTGGGATTTGCACGGACACTATAACCAAAGACGGGAAGTTGGTTTTAATCAATAGAAAGAGGGTTTGTGGAGCAGTAGGTTGGTATCGGATTATGAACCCGTTAAAAAAGCTGGGATATGAAACGGTTATCGGGATGTATATAAAAGCCACACCTGAAGATGCACTGAAACTGAAAGCGAAGGGTGATATATGGTTTTCTAAGATGTCTGACAATGAAGGCATTGATAATATCTATGGGGCGCACAAACAATTCACTAATTCCAAGTTCGTGTTGGATTTGGATGACGAACCCGGAAGAGTGAATGAAGACCATCCCGATTATCAAGCACTGGAAGACCGAAAAGAAATGAGATACCGGATGATAAAAATGGCGGATCATATAGTCGTTGCCACGCCGCAGATAAAAGAGTCCATCAAAAATCTGAATCCGCACGTCACAGTCATACCTAATGCTATTGATCCCAAGATTTGGAATTTCAAAAACAAAAAGCACAAAGATGGAAAGATCAGGATCGGTTGGATAAGCTCAGGTTCTCATTTCGCGGATACTCCTATCATCCAACCGGTAATGGATACAATTCTGTCCAAGTATCCAAATGTTGAGTTCCATTTCGCAGGGATGACGTGGGATGAAACCAAAGAAAACGGATTTTACCATCATGTTGGAGTCAGGGCTTATAAGGATTTCCCAAAATGGTATGCTGGACAGGGTTATGACATAGCGATTGCTCCCTTGAAGGACACTGATTTCAACCGGGCCAAGTCAAATATCAAATGGATGGAAGCGGCGATGCTTAAAATACCGATGGTGGCGAGTGATGTTGACCCTTACAAATGTATAACACATGGATTCAACGGGTATTTGGCTTCAAATCAAGAACAGTGGGTCAGATATTTGGAACTCTTAATAGAAAACGAACAAAAAAGAGTAGAAATCGGTGAAAATGCTTACCAGATTGTCGTAGAAAACTGGACGATAGACAAATTCCTTCCGACTTATCAATCATTATTCGCCAAGTTATCAGAAAAGAAGGATTTGGCCGTAGTAACAGCGATTACAGCCAACAAGGATTCACTAAAACCTCAACCCGACTATCCTGGAGTGGAGTATATAGCTTTCACCAAACAAAAATCAGAGCAATGGAATATTCATAAGCCCTGTGAAAAGTTCAAACAAGCAGTAATGAACGCCAAAATCCACAAGATATTGACTCATAAATATACCGATTATCCTTATATAGTTTGGATAGACGGGAATATAACACTAAAACAAGACCCGCATGAACTGGTTAAACTGATGGGAGACAAGGACTTTGCCTTTTTCAAACATCCGGGACGTGATTGTGTCTACAAAGAAGCTGATGCTTGCGCTTCTTTGGGCAAAGCGAACCCAAAAGAATTAGCTGAACAGATAAAAGACTACGCCAAACAGAATTGGGAAGAGAACCAAGGACTTTGGGAACTAACTTGCTTTATAAGAAAAAACAACCCCCATGCTAATAAAATGTTTGAAAAGTGGTGGGCTGACATCTGCCGATACACTAACCGAGACCAGATTTCATTTCCAGTTATATTCAGGGACGATAAATGGGCAACTATTCCCGGAACAGTGGCAAAAATAGAAGGC